AAATGCTATCCGAAAAAGGCATTCATTTGCCGGATTCTCTGGTAGCTGCCGTGGTTGCAGAGGACGCAAAGACCACCAAAACACAGGTGGAAGCTTTTGCAACGCTGTTTACAGAAGCGGTAGAAAACGCCGTCAAGGAACGCTTAAAGGGCGAACCGCCCAAGACCGGAGCGTCAGGACGCATGACGAAAGAACAGATTTTCGCCATTCCTGATGAAGGAAAACGGTTACAGGCGATTCGGGACAACATGAATTTATTTGAGTAAAGGAGTTAATTTATTATGGCAGTACAAGCAAATACCAATTTGACCACCGATTTTGCCAAGGCACAGTCGATTGATTTTACCAATCGCTTTGTCGATGGCATCCAGAAATTGCAGGAACTTCTCGGCATTACCAGACGTACGGCAATGGCGAACGGTTCTATCATCAAAGTATACAAAAACAAGGTAACCATGGCGAATGGAGACGTTGCAGAAGGCGACTTGATTCCGCTGTCCAAGGTGGAAGTAGAGCTGGCAAATACCTATGAACTGGCTTACAAGAAGTACCGGAAGGCAGTAACGCTGGAAGCCATCCAACGCAGCGGCTTTGACCTTGCGGTTTCGCAGGCAGACAATGAGTTGTTGAAACAGATTCAGAGCAACATTCGCTCCTCTTTGGTGACGTTTTTGGCAACTGGTACTGGTACAGCAACCGGCACTGGCTTTCAAGCCGCCGTAGCAGATGCTTGGGGAAAGTTGCAGGTACTCTTTGAGAATGATGCAACCGATGGCGTGATTGTGATTGCAAATCCGCAGGATATTTCAAAATATCTTGGGGAGCAGACCAACATTACCACGCAGACTGCTTTTGGCATGACGTATTTCCAGACATTTTTGGATGTCAAAGTCATGTCTAACTCCAGTGTTCCGGCAGGAACATTCTATGCAACCGTTGCCGATAACCTGAATCTGGCATATCCGGCAATCTCCGGTGGGGAAATCAACAAGGCATTCAGCTTTACAACAGATGCAACGGGACTGGTTGGCATTACCCACACCGCAGATTATACGCGTGCAAACTATGAGACCACGATTTTAACGGGGTCTGTACTGTTTGCAGAACGGCTGGATGGTGTCATTGTTGGCACGATTGCGACTGGAGCGTAAGCATGACACTGCTGGAGCGGGTACAGATTCGCTTGCAGGATGAACCGAAAGCGGAGAACACACCGCAACTGCTGGAACTTTGCGATATTGCAAGCTTGCGAATCTGCTTGCGAGTGCGAGAAACAACGCTGCCGGAAATGTTAGAACCGATTGCAGCGGAAGTCGTGGTCAAGCTGTTTCGACGTTGGAATTATGAGGGCATTCGTTCTGAAGGAGCGGATACAATTTCCACTACGTTTGTGGAAGATGTTCTGGCGGAATACGAAGATGAGTTTACCGCTTATCGAGAAACCAAGGCGGCGGAAAACGGCAGCGGCACGGTTCATTTTTTGTGATAGGAGGCAGCAACCATGCACTATTTCCCCATTCATCTCTTAAAAGCCATCCAGACCGGAACAGATATTTTAGGCAATCCTATTACTACATTACAAGAGCCTTGTGCAGCTTGTAATGGGTATACAGGACGATTCACAGAATGGACGGCAGAGGATGCGGAGCTAGTCGGGCGAGATGTTACCCAAACGCAGCGAAAACTGTTGACAGATGCTCCGCTGGCACGCTGCAAAGAAGCAGATGTGGTGCGTGCTGGTTCGGAAGACTATCGGATTACTTCCATCAAAGATTTGCATGGGCGGTGGCGGATGTTGTATCTGGAACGATGGTATCAAACCCTCCCAGAACGGAGATGCACAACGTGAAAATCAAAATCATTCTAAACGGAACAGAAGAGTTAGTTGCTGCACTGGAGCAAAAATCAAAATCGGATTTCGTTGCAGTTTGTAACCGAACCGTTGGCTTGTTGACACGGGAAGCAACGAGAAACACGCCTGCTGATACAGGAAAGCTGCGGCAGAGCATCCGAACTGAATTGCCGAAAGAATCGGATACTACCATCAATGGAGCGGTCGGCTACACGCTGCACTATGCACCCCATGTAGAATATGGGCATCGGCAGCAGCCGGGACGATTCGTTCCACAGATTGGGAAACGACTGAAAGCCTCCTATGTTCCGGGGCAACGGTTTTTGCAGCGTTCTGTAGAAGCCGTTCGCCCTCAATTTGAACAGATGCTAAAAGATGAGCTAAAGGAGGACTGAGGTCAGAATGATGCTGCGAAAAGCCGGCTTTGCGGAGATTGCCGCTGCTGTGCTGCAAAATCTCCGGAAAAATACCGGTTATGCTTGTTATGATGCTGTGGAGAAGGACACCCCTTCTCCATTTCTATTTGTAGAGATGGTCGGAAAACGGGATGCTTCCAGTAAAACGATGTTCAAGGAAATTTTTACCGTACAGATTCATGCGATTGCAACACCGAGCGATGCCAGAACAGAAATTTACAGCATGATACAGTCGGTAGAAGAATCGTTGACGGAATCCATCATGCTTCCGGACGGAATTACACTGGTGCTGCAAACAGAAACCGGCGTGCAGTCTTTGCAGCAGGACGAAACAAACGAATATCATGCC